CGGAGTTTTGCTCCGTGATCGGACTCGAACCACCGATAGGCACACCGATAGGCAGACGAATTCTTGTCCCCCCAGACTGGGTTGCACCACTCCTCGCGTTCCAGATAGATCCCAATCCGAAGATCGGGAGTCTCACATGTCCACTCGACACCCCGGGTGGCAGTTTCCCTATCCCAGAGGATTTCGGATGCTGGGCCAAAGAGGGGGTGCGACTCCCCGATCGTTTCGTAGAGCCCCCCATTTCCATTCCCTTCGGCCTTGAATTTCTTCCCGGCGTAGGAAACGATCATGTCCGCGCAGTGCTCGTACAGTGCTTCGAACGAGCACGGCAACAAAATGCCTGTCCAGATGCTAATGATATCCTCCTTGGGGGATTGCCCCTGTTGGGCGGCACTGTGCCGCCGGGTTGTGGTGGTAAAGCCCACCATGGAGCCCCCTCCGCCTCCAGGGGAGGGAGCTCTAGTTGGACTCTGGTCGATTCTTTCTGGAGCCCCCTCCCCGAGAAGAGGAGGGGGCTCAGGATTTAGGCCTGTCACTTGACGGGGGTGACAGGCCCGATGAATGCGGCGAAGTCCACTTCGCCGCTGGGGGAAGCTCCTCGAACTTTGGCCGGGAGCGGCTTTACTTCATCCATCGTCTCCAAGCGGAGTTTCTGTTGGATTTCCGCTTTCTGCTTCGGGTTGATGACCTTGGCGATCATCTCCCGGTCGCCTCGCTTTTCCTTCTCTTCTTTTCGCATATCTGCGAGAGAAGAACGCTGAAGGACATGCACGGTCCGGCCATTGCCCAAGTCTACCCAATTGGACCTAAAGACCTTCTTTTCCTTAGCCATAGGTATCACCTCCTTTCTTGGTGGTATTACTGCTACGCCGCATTGACCAGCGGGTCTCGGCTACTTCGGTTCGTAGCGGGTTCAAGTCGGCAAGGCGGGATTGCCACGCCGACATTGATTGGGAGTAAATCCGGAATAAGCTCGCTCGCCGCTGTGTTGGTGACGTTTGAGCCTACTTCGGCTGCCCTCACTCGTACTGAGGTTTAAAAAAAGAAAGGGGGGCGACGCCGAAGCGTCGCCCCCCCCTTTCTTTGCCTCCTTCCTCTAGCTACGCACCTTGGCGAAGTCGAGGCCCAAGGCAACCGCCTCTCCGGCGGTTGAGGCTCCCGCATTGCTGGCGGGAACCTCAGAGGGCCGGATTGGATCTCCAGGGTGGAATGTCCACACCTGGAGCCCCCGGCCATCTTCTCTGGGGCCAAGGATCATGGTGGTGTGACCCACCATCGTCCTGTCTCCGACATTCTCGACCACAGCCGAGATCTTGCCGGTCCCCTTCGGATCCTCCAGCACCACCGGGTGCTGGGGATCCAGGTCCGAGAGGCGGATGATACCCATACGACCGGGGATCTCGGCCCGGAAGCCGATCGCTGGGGACTGGATGTCCCCGTGATCGTATGGCCTCCACTCGGCACCCTTCAGGAGATCCGGGATCTCGTCAGAGTGAGCGTCGAAAACGCTGCCGGCGTTCTCCGAGTGGTGAGCGGACCGCATCTCGCACATGCGATCCATGTACTCAACCGGAGTGTTCCGGATGGCGTCCAGGACCAGCTTCGTTTTTTCGTTCACTTTCTACTCCTTGGGGCATTGCCCCGGTTGGGCGGCGTGATTGCCGCCGGGTTGTGGTGGTAGAGCCCACCATGGAGCCCCCTCCGCCTCCAGGGGAGGGGGCTCTAGCTGGGCGCTAAGCTAACAAGCGCAGTAGGCGACCTTGCCCCCTCGCCGGATGGCCGCCTTGGCGACCTCCAGGAAGGCGCAGTCCACCTGGGCAGCTTGGAGCTGACTTTCGACCCCCAGGATCATCTCTGCGGTCAGCTCGAAGCGGAGCGGGCCCTTGAAATCCCAGGACTGCTCCTCCCCATTGGGACGCTCACTCTTAACGAGGAATTCGTGAACGAATACCTCGTGGAGTTTGTAGTCCTTGCGCCAGGTGGCAATCTGCTGGCACTCGCTTCCCTCGACCACTTCGAGGGTTTGATCCATCCCCATCGGGGACCTCCTTGGGGCATTGCCCCTGTTAGGGCAGCGTGATTGCTGCCGTGTGGTGGTAGAGCCCACCATGGAGCCCCCTCCGCCTCCAGGGGAGGGGGCTCTAGCTGGGCGCTAGCTTTTACGGGGCTTGGGGAAGCCGCAATGGGCCACCGCATAACGCACGGCAGGCCCCGCGAACTTCTCGACCTGGGCGAGCGTCAGCTCCTTCCCCCGCATCTCCGGGGGGATGTCCATGGGGACTTCCGTTACGGTCCGCGCCAGGACCGCGAGCCGCAGGGGAAGGACCCCGATGACATCCTTCCCCGCGACTTCTTCTGGTTTGGCGTGGGATACAACCTCCACGTCCTTCTGCACCAGGCCCTGCTGGATGAGGTATTCCACCAGCGCCGGGTGGCGCGTGACTACGATCGTCACTGCTTCCTCCTTGGGGCATTGCGCCCCGTCTCGGGCGGCGTGATTGCCGCCGGGTTAACAGCCGGAATAAGTTCTCAAGCCGCTGTGTTGGCGACGTTTGAGCCTACCCCGGCTGTACTCACTCGTACTGAGGTTTAAAAAAAGAAAGGGGGGGCGACGCCGAAGCGTCGCCCCCCTTTCTTTATTCAGGTCTTGGGGTAGGTCTTTCCGACGTGGACGACGATGCGCGTCCACCCATTCGAGACCCACCCGAGTTCGTGGGTATCCCGGATCCTGAGGTCCGGCAACCATTCCAGGTACATTTTCGGTTCCTGGAATCCCCGTCCCGCGTAAGAGCCGAGGAGCTGCCTGGCCTCAGCGTACCCCTCTTTCCCCTCGGACAGGAAGACCCTTCCCGAGGAGGAGTACTTGAACTGCCTCTCCTTGGCGATTTCATGCACCGTCTTCGCGAGCCCCTCTTCCGAGGGCTGCGCGAGCCCCTCTTCCGAGGGCTGCGCGAGCTCCTCTTCCGAGGGCTTACCGAGGCCGGGGATCTTCATGATCCATTTCCACATTGACTTTCTCTCCTTGGGGCTTTGCCCCGGTTCGGGCGGCTTGATTGCCGCCGGGTTAACAGCGGGAATAAGCTCGCTCGCCGCTGTGTTGGCGAAGTTTGGGCCTACCCCCGCTGCACTCACTCGTAGTGAGGGTTTAAAAAAAGAAAGGGGGGGCAACGCCGTAGCGTCGCCCCCCCTTCTTTCCCGGACTCCTCAGTTCATCTGAGGAGTCCCGCAACGCTGAGCCAGCGTTGCGTCGAGCTCTGCCACCGGGATCTTAATAAAATTTCGGTAGAGCTCCCCGGGTGCCGCCTCTGGGAGAATAAGTTCTACCTCCGCCCAGACCAAGGCACTCTCTTCCTCCCTTCGGCGCTCCCAGATCAAGACACTCTCGTCCACCCCGGGGCTCGCGAGGTAGACGTACAGGTCGCCCTCTCTGGAGGGCTTCTTCCAGAGATTCGTGGAGAACTCGAGGTCCCGGAACCTGGGGTCCCAGTACTCGAAGCCGTGGTGGAGGAGGATCTCCTCCACCGACTCAGCCTCGGCACGTTGGCCGAGGCGGGCGACCCACCTGAGAACCATGACAATGAACTGCACTTTCGACTCCTTGGGGCATTGCCCCGGTTGGGCGGCGTGATTGCCGCCGGGTTGATAGCCAGAATAAGCTCTCCCGCCGCTGTGTGCGCGACGTTTGGAGCCTACTCCTGCTGCACTCACTGGTACTGAGGTTTAAAAAAAAGAAGGGGGGGGCAACGCCGAAGCGTCGCCCCCCCCTTCCCTTGAGTCGTTCTGTTCCCAGGTGACTAACCCGGCACACCCGGAGTGTGCAGTCGCCGCCCAGACTAGCAGTCGCCCTTGGCAGGCTCAGCCTTCAGCTCAGCCTTGCGCTTAGCCGAATAGCCAGGCACAGAAGAGCCTGAATCTGGGGAGTGCTTGAAGCAATACGGCTCATCGTCATATTGGACGATAAAACCGCACCCCTCCATCTCGCACTTATGGGGAAACATAGGTATCACCTCCTTTCTTGGTGAGATTTTCGAGTCGGCAGGGCGTGATTGCCGCCGGGTTAACAGCCGAGTAAGCTTTACCGCTGCCGCGTGGGCGACATTTAAGCCTACTCCTGCTGCCCTCACTCGTAGTGAGGTTTAAAAAAAGAAAAGGGGGCGACGCCGAAGCGTCGCCCCCCTTTCTTCCCGTTAGGCTGGGCGGATCGGGAAGGGGAACACAGCGGGGCCGGACAGGACCACCTTCTTGATGATCTCTCCGGCGAATCCGGGGAGATCGTACTCTGTCGGGTCACTCGCCATTTGTCCGGCCTTCAGCCGGACAAAGGTGAATGTTTCGACCTGGCCCATCAAGGACGGGCGAGTTGGGATGTACCCTCTCAGCTCTTCGATGGACGAACCTTCCGCCACCGCGAATCGTACATCCGGCACATCGAAGCGTCCACCCGGCACATCCAAGACCAGGACGTACCGATACTGATCAATCCCCATCGGGGACCTCCTTGGGGCATTGCGCCCCGGTTCGGGCGGCACTACACCGCCGGGTTAACAGCCGGAATAAGCTCCCACCGCTGCCGCATGGGCGACGTTGAAGCCTACTCCGGCTGTACTCACTGGTAGTGAGGTTTAAAAAAAGAAAAGGGGGCGACGCCGAAGCGTCGCCCCCCCTTCTTCCCGTCGGGGTCTACACCGCTAGCCAGCGGTGTAGACCACCTTCGCCCCCCGGGACGCCGCTGACCTGGCCTCCTCGAGGAAGGCCAAGTAGCGCTCGGGGTAGAGCCACCGGAGCATCCGCTCGACCCGAGCCATCTGGTCGCTGGTCAGCTCGCAGTGAGCTGACCATTGGTTATCGGGCAGCCAGATCGGCTGCCCGGTCGCCACCACGATGGAGCGGCGACCAGAAGCCACCTGCACGAAGATTGCGTGCAGGTGGTATTCCTTGCGCCAGGTGGCAAGCACCTGGCGCTCGTCTCCCTCGATTACTTCGAGGGACTGTTCCATCCCCATTGGGGGACCTCCTTGGGGCATTGCGCCCCGTCTCGGGCGGCGTGATTGCCGCCGGGTTAACAGCTGGAATAAGCTCTACCGCTGCCGCGTTGGCGACATTGAAGCCTACTCCTGCTGCCCTCACTGGGACTGAGGTTTAAAAAAAGAAGGGGGGGCAACGCCGTAGCGTCGCCCCCCTTCCCTTGACATGCTAGCTCGCGAGCCCCGGGGGGATCCGGTGCTGGATCCCCTCCCAATCTCCGTAGTGGAGCTCCTCTTGCAGAGAGAGGAGCTCGGAGGCCACATGGACGGCTTGGTCTATGACCGCCCCGTCCCGGTAGAGCCGGACCTCGTACCGGGCACCCGGCCCGGTGGGGATTCGCTGCACTGCAAGGTGCAGCGCCCCGTCCCGGTAGCGCTTAACCATGGTCGGGGGGACCTCATAGGGCTCCCCGTCCCGGTAGATCGCCCAACCTTCGGAAGGTTGGGCGTTGAACGGCTCCCAGCCGATTTGCTTTAACATATCGAAAACTTCTTGGTCCTCGTAGAACACTGTTCACTCCTTGGGGCATTGCGCCCCGGTTCGGGCGGCGTGATTGCCGCCGGGTTGATAGCCGGAATAAGTTCTCCCGCCGCTGCCGCATGGGCGACGTTGAAGCCTACTCCGGCTGTGCTCACTGGTAGTGAGGTTTAAAAAAAGAAAGGGGGGCGACGCCGTGGCGTCGCCCCCTCTTTCTTTAGGGACTATCTCAGTAGTACCGACGGACAGTCCCTTCAATTTTGATCTGGGTCCCATCCGCGACCGACCCGTGGGGGGCGGGCTTGAGGTTCTCGGAGTCAGCCCACCGTACAAGGCGCATCTTCTGCACCCCAAAGGTCCTTGCCGCGTGGGACCCGAGGAGCCTCGCGGCCTCCTCGTACCCGGGGTCACCCTCGCGCAGGAATCTCCACCCATCCTTCAGGGTGAGGAGGCTGTAGACCGTCTCTATGAGCTCCTCTTCCTTCGTTTCGTTCACTTCTTCCTCCATGGGGCATTGCCCCGGTTCGGGCGGCGTTGTGCCGCCGGGTTGATAGCCGGGTTCAGCTCTACCGCCGCTGTGTTGGCGACGTTTAAGCCTACTTCGGCTGTACTCACTCGTAGTGAGGTTTAAAAAAAAGAAAGGGGGGCAACGCCGTAGCGCTGCTCCCCTCCTTCTTTAGTCCAGATTGACCGCGATCTTGGTCCTATCGGAAACCCACCCGCCGGGCGCGACCTTCCGGTCGCTGTAGTCAGCCCACCGGCGAAGGGTCATCTCCTGTCCGGGGAATTCCCTTAACCAGTGGGACCCGAGGAGCCTGTCGGCCTCCTCGTACCCGGGGTCACCTTTTCTCAGGTGTACAAGACCGTGGACATCCTTCCGGGCGATGTTGTAGACCGTCGCCATGAGCTCCTCGAGCTCCTCTTCCTTCATTTCGTTCACTTCTTCCTCCATGGGGCTTAGCCCCGGTTCGGGCGGCACTACACCGCCAGGTTAACAGCCGGGTTTAGCTTACCCGCCACTGTGTGGACGACATTTAAGCCTACTCCGGCTGTACTCACTCGTTGTGAGGTTTAAAAAAAAGAAGGGGGGCAACGCCGTAGCGTCGCCCCCCTTCCCTTGAGTCATTCTGTTCCCAGGTGACTAACCCGGCACACCCGTAGTGTGCAGACTCGCCGAGCCCCTAGGAGAACTGGATCGTAACGATCCAGCCATTCCCCGGGCCGAGGGACTCCTTGCGGATGACGAGCTTGCGACCGCCAGGGATCGCAATCTCACGGGAGTCCTTGCCCGCAAGCAAAAACATAGCTTCTGCTTGCAGCTTGTCGCCCTCGAGCAAGGCGAGAGAGATCGGATTGCTCGGAGTGGCCAAGCCCTCGAGGAGGGGCGCGAACGTGCAATCGAGGTACTCAACGATTGCCTCGATGCACTTCTGCTTGTCCATAGCCATAGGTATCACCTCCTTTCTTGGTGATATTGCTGCTACCCGCATTGACCAGCGGGTTTCGGCTACTTCGGTTCGTAGCGGGTTCGAGTCGGCAGGGCGGGATTGCCACGCCGACGTTGATTGGGAGTAAAGCCAGAGTAAGCTCGCTCGCCGCTGTGTGGACGACGTTTGAAGCCTACTCCTGCTGCCCTCACTCGTAGTGAGGTTTAAAAAAAAGAAAGGGGGGCGACGCCGAAGCGTCGCCCCCCCCTTCTTAGCTCGCGAGACCCTAGTGCTGGATGTCTTGCCAGGACCCCCATCTTAGGGGGTCTCGGAGGCTAAGCATCTCGGCGGGGCAAAAGACCTCTGGCTCCTCCGAGACCCCGCCGACGTAGCATCTCACCTCGAAGTAATCGAGGACTCGATGCGGGAGCCTCTGGACCATGAGCTTCACTTCCCCGTCCAAGTCCCGAAGAACCATGGCCGGGGCGAAGTCGACCACCACCCCATCTTGGGTGATGGCGTAGAGGCCCTCGTCTGGGCCGCGCCCCTGCTCCCTATCGAATCGGGTGAGGACCTCCCACCCGATCTCTTGGAGCATTGCAAAAACCTCATAGTGGTCCATTGTTTCCTCCTTGGGGCATTGCCCCGCTAGGGCAGCGTGATTGCTGCCAGGTTAAAAAGCCGGAATAAGCTTTACCGCTGCCGCGTTGGCGACATTGAAGCCTACCCCGGCTGTACTCACTCGTAGTGAGGTTTAAAAAAAGAAAGGGGGGCGACGCCGAAGCGTCGCCCCCCTTTCTTAGCAGTGGCGGAGGTCGTGCAGAACGAGCGCCGCCTCCTCGCCGCAGTCGAGGCACAGTGCCCCCTCCTCGCCGCAAGCGGCGAGGAGGCCCGCCAGGGTCCGATGCGGCTTCCCGCAAGGGACCTTGACGGAGGCCAAGGCCGCCTTGAACTCGGCGGACTTGGCCTCCTCCTGGGAGTCGATATACTCCCGGTACGCTGCCAACTCTTCCTTATCGAACATGGTTCTCTCCTTGGGGCATTGCCCCGGTTGGGCGGCTGGATTGCCGCCGGGGTTAAGAGGAGGTGCAGCCTGCCCTATGCCGACATCGGACAAAACGCGGCTGCCCCCCCCCTATGTGTACTGTCGGCCTTCGTGTTTATACGAGCAAGATTTCAATCGGGTGTTTCATTGCTCGAATCAGGCTAGATGGGGTGGGGGTATGGGTATAAATAAGTAAACGGATTAAATTGGGGGTTTGATGGGGAAGTGAACACAGATATGGTGTATGTGAAACACCGGCTGTATAATTTCACTAAACAGACAAGGAGAAAAGTAATGGCAAGCTCAAGGAATGAGCGGAAGGATTGGGGATTAGGCTCAGAGGAGAGAATTCTGAATGAGTCAGAAGTAATTAATTTACTTGACTTTTTTTCCATGTACTACAAGTATCCTACACTTGTAGAGAACATGGATTCTCCTGACAGGGTACGGTCTTTGAGGAAAAGCTACCGAGAAATACACTGTCTAGATCTTGGGGCGAGCATGGGCAATAGGCGCTGGATCAACCTAGATGCACATGGGGAGGAAGATATGAATTGGTTAATGCTACTACTTCATACGAATAGTGAGGGGATAGTATTTTCACTTCAAGACAACAAATATGTTTCAAAGTTTCTTGAATGTATCAGTTACTTTCCATTTCGTGGAGATGTAGTATTAATTCATGGCATAAGAGATTCATATATAAGGAATGAATATAAATCTAGAATGATGCGGACATTGCCGATGTATTTTGTTGAAGATAAGCTTGGAGTAATCAGGGCAAGTCCAAGCAAGGTAATATAGGCTTATGCTTTAGAAGCCTAAAATTTTATGCTATAAGATATGACTATCTCTTATTTTTAAGGAATATTGAGATAAAAAATACAGAATTAGAATAGGGGATAGCATATGTCTGCAACAACTATAAGTACAACATTGGCTGGGGCTATTGCATCACTGGCGGTAGCAGGTGTGGTAGCAGCGGCTTCAGGTTTAATTGAGGTTGCGCGAGTAGATGAGAGAGTTGCGAATCATACGGATAGAATAAACGCAGCTGAAAGTGGCTTAAGTCAAAATACGGTTCGACAAATGCAGATGCAGACAGACCTAGAGGTGGTGAAGGAAAAGGTTGAGAATATCGATGACAAGCTTAGGACTACAGACAATAAGCTTGATTTAATCTTAGAAAGATTACCTCGATCTCCCTAATGTACTGTACCTTCTGCCTTTGGCATTTGAGCTAGGATAAACTTTATATACTCAAGTTTACCTAATATTACGCCATGAACTTCATCGGTGTCATTAAGGTGCTCTGCATCTGGGATAACTATTTCCCACTGCAATGCCTTACATACATCAACTAATATTGCGATCGCCTCAGTGGTTGTCAATTGTTCTAGTTCCATTGTAAGTTCCGAGTTTTGTGTAAATCTCATTAACGCACATCCTCGCCTTTCAATTCATTGTACACCTTATCGTACATTGAATCAAAATCGGTTGTAGATCTCTTACCCCCGAAGTATGCTATGCCATAGCCTTGATTTATTAGTAGGGTATTTATATTAACATTATCTGCGAATATAATACCAAGTAGTCTTCCATATTTTTCTTTTTCCTTTTTAGGCTGGATGCAAATTTCGAGTGAGAAAGAAGACTGGATGAGGTCGTTTAATTTTTGTTTAGCTCGCATACCTAATTTTTTTTCTTTTTTATTTTTGGTTCTGGATTCTGGAGCATTATAGCCATACATTCTAAGTTTTTGGTTAACTAATTTAACATCGAATCCTAGATCAATATCGAAGGAGGCAGTATCTCCATCTGTAACCTTAACAATTTGAGCTGGATATCTTTTGCAATTCTCTTCAAATTCCAGCATTTCTAACCATGGTATACTTTTAATTTTTAAATCTTCTGTAGATACAGTAATCAAAGACAAAGCTATTGCCGTAATAATATTAAGATGCATTTCTGAGCTCCCTTAAGAAACCTATTTTAATTGCTTCATTGCTATTTCTAATTGCCAATCTAACCGCATCTGGATCTAGGTTTAGTATTGTGCATGTTGGTATAAATGATAGGACATATGATTGATCATTTGAGTTAATCCATCGAATAGCATCTCTTTTAATCGATTGATTATCGGAGAAGCAATCTGACATAGCGGTAAGGAAGAATTGTCTAACAAGTTTAAAAGCTGGACTTTTAATTCTTGCTTTATCCTGAAAGACAGACGGGTCACCCGTATCACTTTCGAGGATTTCTTTTTCTATTGGACCGTATAAATCCCACGGCGAGTATTTTTTATCATTCATTATTTGCAATTTCCCTAATTGCATCTATTCTTAATTTTTCTAAGTCAATAAACTCTGCAAGATGCTTGAGTGCTTCTGTTGTTAAGACATATTTAGCGAACAAGGATCTTGGTTCTGAGAATATTATTCCTAGGCGAGGATCTCTATTGGAGAATACATTTATGAGAGATCCCTTATCTTGACTTGCAATAAGGAATTGATGTCCGGTAATTTTTTTAAGTTTTTCGCATGCCATCAACACTTTTCTTATTGAGAAATTTTCCACCACATCCTCCACCGCGACCTCGTGATTTATGCCAGCGATATATTCTATAAGGTATCTGGGGAAAGTCCAACTTATGGGAGAATTTAGGAGAAATTTTTTGAGGAGTTCCGCAAGATCTCGATAAAAGGGCGCATTTGGGATGGTGAGACGACTGCGCGAGGGCCGTAGCCGTAATCGACTAGAGTGGATTTTTCCATAAATTCTTTTTTTGTAATCCAAGAAAACAGGGAGAGGGTACGTTCCCGTGCAGAGGGATAAACGAGTACGCCAATATCTTCTTGGAAAGAATTTTTATTTTCTGATTGCAGAGCAAAATCCCAGCCTGCCTTATTTCGATATTTAACAGAGCAGGTTTTGCCATTGGGCAAAACGATGTCCCCCTTGTTGGAGTCCCCTCCTCTAGCTAATTGCCATTGAGGAATTCCGCCGAGGGCGACCGAAACGGCGTATTCGGCTCGCATACCGAGTAAATGGATTTCTAGATCTCCTTTTTGAGGATCGAATCTTTTGGAGGAGACTCGGAAACGCTCTTTGTTTTCCTGGCGTAATTTTGCGAATTCGGTAACGATATAGGATTCCGCCGGGGAAAACTCATAGAGAACGGGAGTCGGATTTTTTTCGAGCAAAATAATGGGCATAGACTGAGGATCCTTCTTGTTGAATAATTAAACTTGGCCAAGGAAGAGCCAAAGGAGAATTAAATGGACAATGAAAAGACATTAAATTTCGGCAAGGAAGTACGACAGGAGCGAGAAAAGAACGGGATAAGCTTAAGGAAGATGGCGAGCTTAGTCGAGATGAGTCCTTCATACTTATCAAAGCTAGAGCGAGGTCTTGTAGCTCCTCCCAGCGAGAAATTCATTGAAAGCATGTCTTCTATTCTGAACATCGATCGGGATAGATTAATGGCCTTTGCCGGTAAGGTATCGAGCGATATAATTGGTAAGATCATTGAGAATCCGGACATAGCAAAAAAAATTCGTAACGAAAGCTGTTGACCTGGGAGAAACGATCATTAATATAGGTTCCATGGAAAAACACAAATCTTATCGGCACCCCGGAACTGGAACCAGTAGGCGTAGATTTCGGCAGCTTGAACGTCGAGATTCTCATGTCCAAGATCGGGATCACTTTGGGAAACTCCTACAGGGCGAAAGATTGGCGCAGGGAATGACGGTTGCGGAACTTTCTTCGATCTGTGGATTAACAAAGGACTATCTGTACAAAATTGAACGAGGGGATGCAGTTCCCCCTGCAAGCGAGCGAATCGTGCAGATTGCTAAGGCAATGGGCGTAAACAAAGATCGCCTATTAAGTTATGCGAATTTGATATCAGAGGATGTAGAAGAAGATATTTTCAATAATCCTGAGCTTATTTGCAGTATTATTCGAGAGATGTCAGGACATGGAAAGTCTGGGCTTAAGTATTTTCTCAGTATAATTAAGGAAGCTTCGTTTAATATTAAAGAGGCTCGTCTTGAGAATCTTCTTGAGAAAGAAGAAGTTCTATCTTCTCTGTGATCAGAGACACCTTTTTAACAACGGATTTCCATCCTTTAGGATTTGCTAAATTGCCGATGAATGCATCGAGTACATCTTCCTGCACTTCTGATACTTCGAATAGCTTATTGGCAAATTCTCCGGCCAGAGTGTTGACCCCCTTGCTAAAAACATCTGGTCCTTCTTCTTTTATTTCATCTCTGAATTTTCTCACAGAATACTTAGAATTCAATATTTTTTGCTCTTCGGCATATTCTAAGAGATCAATTGCTCTTTTCCCTGTTCGCGTTGCCGCGTCAGCCGCAGCTTCATAATATGAGATTTCCTTAATGAAGAACTCTGCGTCACTTCCTCTTTCTTCAAATCTTGGCAGCAGAATCTCTCTGTATATTTTCCCGAGTCTTGAGATTCTACTTTTATGCATTTCAAATACTTTAGATAGTTCGTCTGAAACCTTTTCACCAACGCCAGCTTTCTCTTGTGCGAGTCCTACGCATACTGCCATTGACATCCAGGATCCTTGAAATACAACACGAACCTGTTTAAATGCATCTGATATTGTTTCAACAGAGGCGCTACTAAGAGCCTCTTTAACCTGTATGGGATTAATTATTTTCTCGAAAAAAGCTAATCTTTCAGCCAGCTCCGCTCTGTTGATATGTTCAAGGGAACGATCAGTGGCTTGACTCATCGGGGCCTCCTTTGATGCTCATTAGTTCATCCATTCTTTGGGATCTAATAGCAGTTTCGATACCCTGCTTGATAGAATTTGAAAACAACTTAGCCGATTCCTGCTGGATCTTTTGATTTTGTGCAAGAACGCGACGAGCAGAAACTCCCATGAAGATCAGGATAGAAATAATAGATGACGTTACTCCGATAGATAGCCCTAATGCGAAAGAGATTAAATCCATTTTACGCTCCTTGGTAAATGATGTTGACCACGATTGAATAATCGTATACGAAAAAAGAGAGAGGTTCAATAGTCAATGAAAAACGAAAATCGAGATTTGCCCCGATTGGATCGGATTATCCCTGAAATTGCTAAGGCTACGAAGATGGCCGAGCAAGAAGAATCCTCCTACTACCCCAGGGTTTCAAACTCCGGATCCTGTCTGAGATCTTTAGTATATCAGGCAAACGGAGAGAAGCCCCGCCCGCACTCGGGAAGAATGGCACTAATATTCGAAGATGGTAATGTGCATGAGGATGTAACGATAAAGTGGCTCGAAGAGAGCTCTTACCCAATTCGGCACTCTCAATTGGGAGTGGTGGTAGCAGAGATAGAAGGTGCCCCAGAGGGACACAGAATAGACAAAACTAGCGGAGAAAAGATTCCGCTTTCCACTTTGTATGGTCATATTGATGGATTAATTCTAACAGACGACACATCGGCTCTCTTCGAGCATAAAGCATTGGGTTCGTTTGCCTTTGATAATCTAAACAAAGAACCCCCTCTCGGCTACATCGCACAGTGTTGTTGTTATATCAGGGGACTACAGGATCAAGGTTTCGATTTAGACGAAGCTGTTCTTGTTTGTAAGTCAAAGAATACATCGGAGTATAAGCAAATAAATATTGTATACTCCAGAGATCAAGATTCCGCGAATGTCAACTACCTGTGGAATGGAAACCATAGCTACCATGAGAATATAGTTAGTGAAGTAATTGAATTGCACAATCAAGTAGAAGAGCACAGGAATAACGGAACTATTCCGGACAGGCCCTATCCATACGACGATTGGCATTGTAGATTCTGTGGCTTCCAGGATAAATGCTGGGAGAATATATCTGACGAAATATTGTCTTACTCAAAGGTTGAGGATATTGACCCATCCGATGACATATATGAATTAATTGCAATGCTGGCCGATGGAAGGGAGGAAGAGCGATCTCTCAAGTCTAGAATGCGCGATATTAGATCTGATTTAATGAAGGTCTTGACTTCTAGGCATATAAAGTCTGGAAGATGCGGGTCCTTGGAGTTTACCCTTAAAGCCTTCACTAAAAAATCTCTTGATTCATCCTTGATTCCGGAAGAGATTCGGGATATGGCAACCAAAGAAGTTGTAATCCAAACTATTTCCACAAAAATGATAAAGGACTGAAAGCAATGGAATTTAGAAAAGCAGAACGGAAAAAGGCTCGTGCAAGATGCGCCATCTGTGGCCCTGCGGGGGCTGGCAAAACGCATGGGGCGCTTCTTCTTGCGGCTGGACTGGGGAAGAAGATTCTCCTGATCGATACGGAGAACGGATCTGGAGATCTAGAGGCGGGCAAGCCGGGTATTCCAGATTATTATGTGGCTACGATGAAGCCGCCATTTGATCCTTCAAAGTACATTGAGATCATAAAGGAAGCTGAATCTCAGATGGATGTTATCATCATTGATTCCTTGTCTCATGCTTGGGCTGGATCTGGTGGCTTGCTTGATCAGCAGGGGAAAATATCGGATAGGGGGACTAACTCCTTCGCAGCTTGGCGACAGATCACTCCTAAGCACAATGCTCTTGTAGATTGCATGCTACAGAGTTCTGCACATATAATTGCAACAATGAGAAGTAAGCAGGAGTATGTTCTAGAAGAAGATTCAAGAGGGAAGAAATCTCCTCGAAAAGTAGGCATGGCCCCAGTTCAGAGAGAAGGGCTTGAATATGAGTTTACAATTGTATTCGATGTCGATCAGAAAACTCACACCGCCATGGCGACGAAAGATCGGTCTTCTCTTTTTCCTCCTGATGAGATGTTTAAGATCTCGCGGTCTACTGGGGAACAGATTAATCAGTGGCTTGATTCCGGGACAACAATCCTAGCCGGTGAGGATTCTACGAGCCAAGAATCCTCACCGGCTAGCGCGAGCGAAGAGACGCGAGCACCTGAAGTACCAAGGGCATCCGAGAATAAGGTGAAGGAGATAGAGCCAAAGGGTAAAACATCCGATAGAGAAATGAATAAGAACGAGAAGAACAAGCTATTGATGATAGCCAAGGAAGCGGGATACGAATCGATGGCTGAGGCTATCGAGCTTCTTGGTGGTGAAATCGATGAAGTAAGAACTTTGTCTCAAGGAAGGGCCTTGGCGACAAAGATAAAGTCTAACCCCAAATCCTAAGGAGGGATTATTGTGATTAATAAGATTATTCTAGTTGGAAGACTTGGTCAGGATCCTGAAGTTCAGTCTCTTGGTCAATCCGGTGACAATGTAACTCGCTTCTCTCTTGCTACATCTCGCAAGTTCAATACTAGGGATGGAGAAAAGAAGGAAACGACTCAATGGCACAAGATTCAATGCTTTGGCATTCAAGGCGAGAATTGTGCCAAATATCTCAGGAAGGGTAGTTTAGTTTTTATTGAAGGCGAAGTTCGATATAGGAAGTACGAAAAGGATGGGGTGGAGAGATACGCCACAGACATTTATGCACAAAATGTACAGTTTCTAGACAGCAGGAAGTCTGAAGATAGCGAAGATGGTGATATCCCGTTTTAACATTTGAGTTAATAGGAAAATAGATATAAAATAAATAGGCACACTGATAACTTCGGTGTGCCTATTTATTTATGTCATCATTAAAAGGTATAGACTACGACTCCAGGTGCCAAAAGTATCGGGCCAGATTAACAAGGAACGGGTGCGTCTATCACCTTGGTTACTTTGTCAATAAAGATGACGCAATTAAGGCTCGAAAGAAAGCAGAGGAAGAATTTGAGAAGGGGAATAAGATTGATTTCCTGCATTCTTATTCTACTTCATCCGTTCCGCCTGAAATAGAAGACGATCCATATCTTTTCTTCTTGTCGATTGGCGACTCAAGCAATGAATCATCCCCAGAAAAAAACATCCGACTTTCTGTGTTAGTTCAGGCGGTGAAAGATTTTCTTACAGACAAAGATAAGGAGTCGCAGAAGAATGCCCGGGATTGGTTTGCGAACAAAACCCAGAGCGCCGAGACATATACATTTGAAGATGTTTGCGAAATACTATCAATAGATAGCAGCTATGTACGCAAGTGCCTTAAGAAGTCAGCGAGAAATAAGAAGAAGGTTTTAAGTAGAATAGGAAGAAGATTAGTACGGAGTTACTCTCCCTCAGGTAGCAACCCTAACAATCAATAAAAGGTAAAAATGCCGATAATAGGATTTACCGCTTCGGAGTATGGTCCAAGCTGCAAGCCGGCAGAATGGGTGGATTCAGAGTCTTTCAAGAAGTATGCCGAGGAATGCAAAGCAGTTGGTTCGAAATATAATGCTGATAGTAAGTCATTTATTGTTCCATTAAAAAAAGTAATGGAGCTATCCAGAAAGCTCAAGGGCTGTGGATTTGGCGTAAGGATTTCACCTACTCTGTTAGGTTTTATAAACAAAATAGAAGGCGAAAAATCGGAGTCTGATTTTCTAAGTAATGTTAAGAAGCGACTATCTGATAAGGGCTTGAAGCTATATCCTCATCAGGAACATGGGATAGAGTTTTTATCGAGCAGGAGCAACGCTGCTTTATTCGACTCCATGGGAGTTGGCAAAACTTGCCAGTCCATATGTTCAATACCTCTAAACTCTCCGGTTATCGTAATATGTCCTGCTGTTGTTAAGCAGTCTTGGGTAAATGAATTTGAACTATGGGGCGATTCATTCAGGTGTTCAATTTTGTCGGGGCGCGGCAATTTCAGGTGGCCGTTACCTGGCGAAGTTGTCATATTAAACTATGAAATATTGCCATCGGCATTCAGGAAGGGAAAGCTTGGATACTGCATTGATGAGAAATATGGCAAGCCTGAAATAGGTACAATTGTAATATGCGACGAAGCCCATAAGGCGAAGAATCCCAATGCTCGCAGGACCAAGTCTACAAAGGCCATTGCAAGGGCAGCAACTAACAAGAAGGGAAAAATATGGTTACTCACTGGTACCCCTCTAATGAATAAGCCTCCTGAGCTTTGGAATATCCTCGGCATAGCTGATCTTCAGGAAAAATCATTTGGTACATGGAAAAGTTTTGTTTATAAGTTTAATGGAAAGCCTACTGGATATAATAGGACGCTTGAGTGGGGCAGTCCTCGTCCTGAAGTGATTAGCTCGATAAGAAAGGTTTCTTTGCGAAGGAGTCTTTCTGCCGTCGTAAAAGACATGCCCCCTAAGACTCGCCAAGATATTGTGGTAGAAATCGATCAGCAAACACAGGATCAGTGTGAAACGGCAATGCGAGAGTTGGACAAGCTAGGGATTCGACTCGAAGACGCGATGAACTCCAGCTTGCAAACAAAGAGAGAAGAGCCAGCATTTCAAGAGCTATCCAAAGCTAGATCAATGCTTGCTATATCCAAGGTTCCTGCCGCTCTTGCTATAATTGAAGAATTCGAAGAGGAAGTAGAGCCTCTGGTTGTATTTTCTTCAATGCGAGCCCCGATTGACAGCCTAATTGGCAGAAACGGATGGGAGGTTATAACTGGTAGCATCAGTCATACCTCTAGGTCTGCAACTGTTAAAAAATTTCAAGAGGGTAAGCTAAGGGGAATTGGTTTAACAATTGGAGCCGGGGGTGTTGGGATAACATTAACGAATGGCGCCTATGCCCTTTTCGTTGACTTAGACTGGAATCCGGCTAATATAAATCAGGCAGAAGATAGAATACATAGGATAGGTCAATCTAGGCCTCAAATAATTAAGAGGATAATAGCCAATCACTCTCTGGACAAGAAGATATGTTCAATCTTAACTAAGAAGCAAAAAATAATAGACGCGAGCATATCGGCGTCAGAAGACGGGAGATTATAAAATGGAAAATATAAACACTAAGCTGATTGTTGAGTACGAAAAGGAAATAGCATTCCTCAAGAATCAAAATAAATTGCTTCTTGAGAGAATTAAAAATCTGGAAGGGGAACTAGAAGGGCGTGAGGAGTGATGAGGAAATAAGAATTCTTTTCGCGAAGTTTAGATCCGGCAATACTAATTTATCGCAGTTTTGCAAGAAGAATAATATATCCACATCTGGATTCCGAAAAAGGTGCTCGGTCCTTTTCCCTGATGAGTGGAGTTCTTGCATTGAATATAAGAAACCAAAGCAAACGCAATATCAACTGGGCAGGAGCTTTGAATATCGAACAAGAAAGATACTAGAAGACAATGGATATTATGTAGTCAGGTCCGCTCAGTCTAAGGGTTTAATAGATCTTGTTGCCTTGAAGAAGGGGGAAGTTTTGATTGTTCAATGTAAGAGAGGCGGAATATTGGACAAGGAAGAATGGGACAGCTTACTTGAGCTTTCGGTTGCGATTGGGGCAACTCCTGTTTTCTCTGAAAGGTCGGATGGTTTGCAGACAAATTTCTGGAGAATAAACCGATCAAAGCCGAAACGGAAGGCCGAGGACGCACTTTCTTTGATGGCGATTTTCGCAAAGAAAAAGGCTTCTGCTTGATCCCTCCTTACGAAAATGCAAAGTTGGGGATAGGGAGGCGGCAAATTGGCCAGGATTATCCGAAGGCTAGATCTCTACGAAAATCCAAAATTCTGTAATCTTCCGCAGAGTTGCAGGAATGCTCTGGTCATTTTCCACTTCGCAACGCCGAGACATACCCCATACGGAATTATTGATTTCAGAGACAATAAGACATTAAAAATAATAAATGACAACATACCTAACATAAGATCCTGCATATCGACTCTGGGCAGCGATGGGATGATAACTGCAGACAGAAAATTTAAGATAATATTCTTACACGACACATTCAAGTCTCACATCTTTCAGTCGCCTTCGCCAAGGGAGATATCCTACTGGAAAAAGTTCATATCGGGCAATATATCGCATTCAAATGCTATACAGATGTGGAAGAAGGAACTAAGAGTCGATCTAAAGAATTTCCCTACAAGATCAAGAAAAGCTGTAATTGATGCAATCTTCCCTGATGAGTCCTCTGCCAAAACTGGGGGCTCAAGGGAATCTAGGGAAGTTATAGAATACTTCACGTCTAGATTTAGCGAGCTTGGATATGGTAGCTACGTTCCCAAATGGGGCAGAGAGTCTGTCGCGGTTTCTGATGTTTTAGATTCAATTGATATAGAGGAGATGAAAGCTAGAATAGATAGATACTTATCCAATGATTGGTATATGAAAAATCAAGGGGCTGACATAATAAGGTTTTGCTCCCTTATAAATAGATTTGCTCAAAGAGAAGAGATATCGAATGAGAAGTCTCCAGGCTCTGACTACTGGGATATAGTCAAAAAGAGAAAGTGAATTGGATGCAAAGAGAAATTGAATCTTATCTGAAGCAAAAGGGATGGAGATATAGGGTTGAGTCTGGCGAGGTAAGGCTTGATAGATGTCCTTTTTGCGACGGAACATCTCGTCGCCCATTTACAATAAATCCCGAAACCGGGAATGCCATATGTCATAAGTGTGACTGGAGAGGTGGGCTTACTCTACTAAAGAGGTCACAGGGTGATGTGGTAACTAAGATGTCAGATTCATTTTCAGCCGGGAAACCGGAGCTAGTTAAGCCCCCCAGAGGTCTGGCTGACAAATACGCGAGATTTCTTCAGGAAAATAAGCAGTACATGGAAATGTTCTGCGAGTGGAGAAATCTCAAGGAATCGACAGTGAGGAAATTTAGGATAGGTTACTGCTCGGAAAAGAAAGCGTTCTCATATCCTTTTTATAGGTCGGGGGATCTTATTGCTATTAAGTACAAGAGACTTGGGGTAGATGGTGAGAAGCAGATTTCCCGCTGGAAGTCGGACCGGAAAAACACCAAGACAGAATCGAGTCTTTTCGGAGCTGAGTTTCTTTCCGGCAATGAAAGGGTTGTAGTAACAGAAGGCGAAGATGACTGCATGGTTCTCTCTGAGGCTGGCATGTCTAACGTAGTCAGCTTACCGAATGGGTGCTCTCATATATCAGGTAAGTTCCTAGACACACTGGAGCCATTTAGGAATATAGTCATATGCATGGACAACGACGATTCCGGAATGCGCGGGGCTGAAAACTTAAGAGAACTACTAGGGGAAGATCGCAGTAGGATTATAGAATACCCAACTGGGGTTCAAGTCTCTGAAGGCCGATATTGGAATTCGGGAGAGGCAAAGGACGCAACGGATTTTTCCAGGGCGAATAGCCTTAATCAGCTCGTAGAAGCGATTGATAGGGTGTCCGCTGCGGATAACGATAGAGTCGTTCATATTCGAGATTTCATTGAAGAGCTTAGGGAAGACTTTATAAATGGGGATAGGTCCCGGGGGAGAACTACCGGGTTCCCAAGTTTGGACAATCTAATTGGCGGCAGAAGACCGGGAGAATTGACTGTAATATCTGGGAATACCGGGAGTGGTAAGTCAACCTTCACTCTTAATCTTGCTCTTAATATAGCTTCGAGCGGGGAAGGCGTATTGCTTGGCAGCTTTGAGCAAACTGTAATCGCTGTTCTTAGAAAGATTTCGCAATCTATTTCCGGAAAATGGTTTCATCTCAGAGAAGACGAGACTGGATCATCTATGCAGATAGATGATCTAGATGATGTTTGTCGTGTCCTAGAAGAGTTGCCCCTTTATGCGATTAATGTTTTCGGCAGGATGTCTACTGAAGAGTTCGTTGATTGCGCTGCTTACGCGAAGAGAAGACTTCGCGTTCCGACCGTAATATTGGATCACATACATTTTATGCTTCGGCACTCTCGGAGTGATACTGAGCGAATTGAGATTGATCACACAATGCTGGCCCTAAAGCAGTGTACGATCGAGAATGAACTTTATTCATATATAGTAGCGCACCCTAAGAAGAAAAACGATGAGAACTCCATAATTGGTGTGGAGGACTTCAGGGGGTCGAGCTTCATAAGCCAAGTTGCCGATAACATTCTCGTTGTATGGAGAGATCGAAATGTTGCCCAGCTTGACCCCTCTTTAGGTCGAGCTGAGATTCATAGTTTAAAATGCCGATCGGAGTGTGGATCGGAAGGCAAGATTGAGTTGGGGTTTTCTTATTCAGGGCAAAAGTTTGTAGATAAGCTCGGAAAGGAAATAGCCCCGATGGATTCAATCGAAGAAGGATTTATCGAGGATTTTGAGGATGAATTCTGAAGAAAATCCACCGTGGAGCGCCCTGCGACTTAGCTCCCCCGCAGGAACGTGGTATATAGCAAGGAGCCCTTCGGTAAAGAGGGCGCTTGAGGCGAAGTCGGATTCTGCCCCCAGGGCGGTTTTTTCCAGGGGAGAACTGCATGCCGCTCTTCCAGCGATCAGGAGCATGAACGAAGAAGAGCGGCATCAGTGGCTAAGGCAGATGATTCAGATCAAGAAATGTATTTCTGACTCAAGAATAGAACTTGTGAAGTTCAATAATGCTACATCTATCCTGAATCGAAAAGTGAGACGTTGACATTTTTAAGTGAGTAAAGATTAATTGTTTCCATATATGTCCTCCTCAGTTGTAATCTGGCAACTGTAATTACTTTGTCAATATAGGGTTATAAAAAAAATGCACCAGCAAAAAGGTTTTAAGGCTTTTTTCTACCATAATGGTTTGAAGGTTTATGTTGGTCGATGCGCAACAAGGGAAGATGCCAAGATTCTAGCAAAGAAAAAGAAGGAAGAATTCCTGAATGATCCTTCTGGATGGCCGTTGCACATCAGAAACAAAGTAAAGTTTTGGCAATATTTTGCATGCTCAGACGAACTTGCTGACATGAGACAGGTAAAGCTTTCCGATATTGCTGGACCTGAAGTTGCAGTAAGGCTTGCCGTATTAGAACAGGCAATATTTGATATGAAATATGTAGGCAATTGGGTGAGAGACAATTACGACATAAGAAAAGATGCGCTCGAATGGATAAATAGTGATGAGATGGGCGAACCATCATTTACCTTTAAGTCAATCGTCGAGGACATCCTTGGAGTTGACGCGGAGCAAGCTAGAAATGCAATATTGAAAAGCTATAAAGAATATATGAACAGGAATGGCATTGATGTCTGATAGAACGAGAAGCGAAATAGATCTAAAGTGCGAAGAGTTAAAAAAGCTACTAATATCTAAGAATAGGAAATATGGAGACAGTGCTCTTTCTCCTATAAGGATTTTCTCAAAGGCATCCAGCATAGAGCAGCTATTAGTCAGGTGCGATGACAAGATAAATAGGGTTGCTTCTACTGGAATAGAAACAAGCGGGGAGGATCAGTTAATAGATTTAGTTGGCTACCTTATTCTTCTTCTTATCGCTCTGGACCGAATGAAGGAGGAATCAACGAAACAGGAAGAATCAACATTGACTAATAGTGGCTTAGGGTATACTTCTGTAAGCTAATTTTTATACGAGGAACTATCAGATGGAAGATATTCTAAGCATTGATTTTTTAAGTAAATACAAGACAATTGAGCCGCCATTTGGGGGTAACGGCCTCGGCTACATTGTTTATAAAAGAACTTATTCCAGGGAGATACCTGGGCTTAATCGCTCTGAAGAATGGTGGGAAACAGTAGCGAGGTGCGTAAACGGGGCTCAAAAGATTGGGGCCGATTATACAAAGGCAGAAGCTGAAAGAATATATGATTATATATTTAACTTAAAATGCAGCTTCGCGGGGAGAGCCCTTTGGCAGCTTGGGACCGATATGATTGACCAGTTTGGCGGCCCAAGTCTCCTCAATTGCTGGGTAACCTCCATTGAGAAAATAGAAGACTTTGAATACCTCATGGACAACTTAATGCTCGGAGGAGGCGTTGGGTTCAGCATCGAGAGAGCCAATGTCCATTCTTTCCCGAAAGTTAAGTCTGGGGTTTCAATAACTCACATCCCATCCAACGATGCTGACTTCATTGTGCCAGATTCAAGAAGTGGCTGGAGTGCGCTCCTTAGGAGGGTTCTGAAGTCTTATCTATATAATGGCAAATCTTTTACCTACTCCACTATTTTAGTTCGAGGCAAAGGCGCTCCTCTAAGGACCTTCGGGGGAACGGCAAGTGGCCCGGAGGTTCTGGTTGAGGGCATAGGGGAAATCTGTGAGATACTTAGAAACAGAGAAGGAAAGAAGATAAGGTCGATAGACGCTTTAGACATAGCAAACATAATCGGGAAGATTGTTGTAGCTGGCTCTGCCAGGAGGTCTGCACAGCTAGCCGCAGGAGACCCCGACGACTATCTTTTTCTTCGAGCGAAAAGGTGGGACAAGGGAAATATTCCGCCATACCGAGGCAACAGCAATAACTCAATTCTGGCGGATGATTACGAAGAGATAATCGATGAAGTATGGAACGGCTATATGGGAAATGGCGAGCCGTATGGATTCCTAAACCGCAAGCTAGCCAGAACTATGGGGCGTCTTGGGGAGAAAGCTAATGACAGCAAGGTGATCGGAACCAATCCCTGTAGCGAGATTTGGCTAGAAGATGGCGAATGTTGTAACTTGGCAGAAATATTCCTACCAAAGATAGATAGTTATAAAGAGCTTTGTGATATTAGTAAACTTCTTTATAAGACACAGAAGGCTATAACTGGTCTTTGGTTTCCATATGAGAAGACTAGAAATGTGGTTAAAAGAAATAGAAGGCTTGGTCAGGGAATAACGGGATGGTTACAAGCGTCTGAAAAGCAGATATCATGGATTAGCAAATGCTACGATGAGCTGAAGCAGTTTGACGAAGAATGGTCTGCTAAGAAAGGAATAAATAAGTCCATCAAGTTAACGACAGTTAAGCCATCAGGAACTCTGAGCCTTTTGCCTTTCGTTACCCCAGGGATTCATCCGGGGTATTCGAGATACTTTATACGCAGAGTTAGAATAGGTAGTCACGACCCACTTGTTCAACTCTGTAGAAATCATGGGTACAAGGTTAGTTACGACATAGGCGTAGACGGCAGAGAGAACCATCTTTTCTCTGTGGTGGAATTCCCCTGCGAATATCCAGAAAGTACAATTATAGCCGAAAACCTAACGGCCATTGATCAGCTTGAGTGGGTTGTAAAGGCGCAGGAGCTTTGGTCCGATAATTCCATAAGTGTCACTGTGTATTACAAGAAGGAAGAAATGGAGGATATTAAGGATTGGCTCAAGAAGAACTACAAGAATAAGATTAAATCGGTATCCTTCCTTCTACATGCAGACCATGGATTCAAGATGGCACCTTACGAGCCAATATCCCAAGCTGATTATGAGAAAACTTTGGCGAAGATTAAGGAGATAAAATCATCCGATTTCGAATCGGCAAATTCAGCTTCAGCTTCAGATGATTTAGATTTAGAATGTGACGGTGGTGCTTGTCCAATAAAGTAGCAGAAGACCCAGAAATAATAAAAAAGATAAGCAGAGCTATCTCTATAACAGACACAGTTCTTGAGATAAACGAAGATAATACTGCTAAAATAGGATGCTCGATAGATAGGGCTGTTGAGAGGAATATATCATTTGCAGTAAGGCCTAAGCCTTTAATGTTCATACTAGATCTCGACGAGATAGACCTGATTGGAAACTTCAATTTATTCTGTGAAGAGATAAAAGGGATGGGATGTGACCCTGTAGTATCAGAGTCGGGCACTCCCGGCCACATGCATTTGATATGTAAAACAGACAGCAATTCTCAATATGAATTACTGTCTGATATTTCGAAACGATTTAATTTAGACAAATCCATAAGAAGGAATTTCATAAGGCCACCTGGATCTCCTCACCGCAAGAAACTTCCAATAAGAATTGTATCTCACAACAACGCGCTGCAAATCCTCGAAGCGCTTGGCAGCTACTCTGGCGAAATAGATATCCCCTATACTCTAAGTAGAAAAATAAAATACGCTGATGGCTTGGGGGTAAGATACAAGAGTGGATCTGAGCTTACTCAAGCAATAGTCAATCAGTCATATAATAATGGGATTGGAGTACTTCAGCTTTATGATATTCTTAGAAATCCTATCAACAAGGGCGGCGAGGCATTAAGATCTAGAATAAAATCTAAGGGTAGCAAGTCTGCAATAAGATGGCTCGAACTAAGCTATAATAAGGCTGCTCAATATAAATCTAGTTCCGAAGATATAATTTACAAATTAAAGGTATTGGAATCAGTTTTAATAAATGACTTGAAATGGACGGGCAAGTCTGGGCTAACAGATAGAGATTTGATGTTGGCTCATATATTGGTGGCAAGAAAATCAATGTCTCTTAAATACAAGGCTAGCCTTCGGATGCTGGCGAGCATCGCAAACATAGGCTCCCTGATTACGGTAAGAAAATCGAATGAGCGACTTCAAGAGATGGGATTCTTAAAAAAGCTAAAGAAATCCAAGGGAAATCTTTCGAACTCCTGGGAAATCGTATGTAACGAATCTAACACAATAAACACTATGGGGGGGTGTGATTATAATGTGTCATTTGCGCGACACTTGCATTCTGAGGCTTTTGCCTGGGCTCTGGGAGGCGTTCGTGGCTTGGGCAAGGCAGGGGTACCCGTCATGGATGTTCTCGCGTTAGAGGGGCAATTGCGGGCCTCTGAGGTGGCATCTAGAACTGGGCTCTCCCGCCAGACGGTGTACCGGGTACTTCGAAGGCTTCTGGATGTAGGGTTCCTGCTATCGAAGGATCGAATATGGGAAATAAACTGGGATAAGATTAGCTTGCAGTTGAAGAATTACTGCGCGGAAACAGGAATAACTACCGCTAAGGAAAACCTAATAAGAATTAGAAGGGAGGAGTCTAGGATTAATAGGAATAAAGTTTTAAGTTACCATGGATGCAAAAAGATAAAAATAGAATATGCACAACACGAATGAAGTGTCATGTTTGATACCCCAGATTAAGGTTGATAGATTTACGGAATTGGAAAATGAAAGCCCAGGAAGAAATACTAATCAGAGAATTGCAGGATAGGATTCTTAGTGGAAGCAATTATTCTAATGAAATAGAGTCGCATAGGAATAACTTGCTTGAGTTTGCGCGGGAGGAAGTAGAAAGACACCCATTCTTTTTCAATTGGGGAAAGGGAGTGGGGGCTCCTTACAGCGAGGTTCTGAAGCTCTTCATATTCGAGCAATCTCTAGATATATCAAAAATAATTCCTCATGTAAGAAACATGAGCCCCAGAGAGGTAAGGGTATGCATAGAGAACATGGAGGAATACGGAATCCTAAAAAAAATCAATGAGTCCTCTTATAAGATGGCAGAATGCATATCATCAAGATTAGATAATCTTTCCAAGGACGCTGGGATATGCGAGATTGTTCTAATTGAATACCATAAGAGGTATGAGCAGATGAAGGATAAGTACTTACTAGATAACGCAGATAGCATAATAGAAGCAACGGAGCCTGTTACTTAAATTCACTTTCATATATTAAGACGAGCCTTGCTACGGCATTTGCCATTGCATTTCCTGAAGTATGACCTGCCTTATCTAGGCTACCCATTTTTAGTTCATTTTTAAATCTACTAAGCATTCCTTTGGTTCCATGCTTGTCTATCAGGATATTGCAGAATTCATCTATTGATATACCTGACATTATTTTGAATTCAGTTGCAAATGGATTTGTATCGAACTTATTTTCCAATAGTCTAAAGTGAGTTCGAGATTTTATCCATCTTATTTGGTAATCTTTGTCCGCTGCGTCTGGTTGGGATTTGTGACATTCGTGGCATAGCAGGAAAAAGTTTGAGGGGTTATCTGAGCCTCCCCTGCTAAAAGGCTCGATGTGAGCTTTTTCTGGGCGCGAAGACTTGAACTCAAGCCTGCAAGCCCAGCATGTATATTCCGCAAACTGAATTGGGATATCAAGCTCCTGCAAGAGTCTTAAGTTTGCAGTTGATATCATGGCGTGCGACGGAGGCTTCCTTCTTTTTCTGAGTTTATTTGGGTTCATTTGGTATTGTTGTAAATTTGACGAGCCTAGTAAAATACTGCATTATTATCGCAGTGGCTATAATACGTTTATTTGTAACAAATTTATCATACGAGGCAACCGAATCTGATCTAAGAGAGCTTTTTAGTTCCGTGGGTAAGCCTACTGTGATAAACATAATGAAGGATCATGAAACCAATGCTCCCAGGGGATTTGGATTCGTTACCCTTGACACTATGGGTGCGTCCCCAGATTGCTGGAGAGAAGAGCTACAAGGGCATATTTTAAAGGGAAGACCCCTTCACATTGATATTGCTATACCCAAAGAAAAAATGAAGAAAGAGAAAAATTAAATTGGCGGATAAAAAATCAGACAGAGATGTTGCGACGGGGCAATTCAAGCCCGGCAACAAGGCTGCTGCGGGGAGCAGGAGGGGAGGCAGGAGGCCCAAGGAAGTATCTGAAGCTTTGGATAATTATACAGTTGAAGGCTTAAGTTTACTCTGGAAGATTGCGACGGATGAAAATCACGAATGGCATAAGAGATTTGGCTTTGATGCCCTTAAGGCCATTGTTTCGCATGCAACACCTAAGCGCAAGGAAGTAACCGGAAACGAGGGTGGGCCTCTGGATATATCACTCCCTGGTTTATTTCATGGAAACAGCCTTCCTGAAGAAGAAGAAGGAGAAGGAGAAGAGGAGTAGGGTGAATCACCTTGAGTTCGGAGAGCTCTCTCAAAGGCTCAGAAGATACAAAGATTATCCCGTTGAATTTTGTCTCGATGTTTTCGGGGTTAACCTGGACACATGGCAAAAAACAGCAATGAAAGCGATGGCAAGCAACCAGAAAGTCGCGATTGCGGGATGCACTGGTGTCGGCAAGGACTTTTTGGCAGCTAATCTAATCTGGTGGTTTTTAGCTACGCACAGCTACCCTAAGGTAATATGCACGGCAGTTAAAGAAGAGACCTTGCGAGATAACCTATGGGCAGAACTCTCCATGCTCCAGAGAAAGTCCCCATTGATTCAAAAGCTATTTACTTTTGGACTAAAAAAAATAGCAGCCACCGGAGCTGAAGAAGAATGGTTTGCTGTAGCAAGAACTACCTCAAAGAGATACTCCAGCGGAGGTGGCAACGCCCAGGCGGAAGGCTTGGCTGGAAAATATGCGGAGGATACGCTGGCGGTTGTAGATGAGGCTTCAGGGGTGGACGACACAAATTTCGATGCACTTGAGGGAAGTGCCAATACCCCTAGGCGAAAAATGCTAATTATAGGAAACCCTCTCCGCAGAACTGGCAGATTCGCTCAGATTTTCTTGGATCCTAGGTTTGGGGGCGATTGGTATACACAAAATGTTTCATACCTAGACTCGGTAAGAACTTCTGGAACACCTGAAGTTAGAGCAATCAGAGAGAAGTGGATTGAGATGTATGGTAAAAACTCAGCCTATGTTCAGGCTAGGGTTTTCGGTCAATTTCCTTCGACATCTACAGACGATACGATATTTACGAGGGAAGAAATACAGGTTGCTTCAGAAAGGGAAGTGGATCAAGATTTGGATGCCCCAATATGTATAGGCATAGATGTGGCTAGATTTGGCATTGATGAGACAGTTTATGTGGCAAGGCGTGGCATGAAGATGCTCGAAATGATATGCGAATCTAGAACCGATGGGCCTCAGGTTGTTGGTCAAGCTATATCGATTGCGACGAAGCTTTGTCAGAAAGGGGAGGATCCGAGGAAAGTAGTTGAGTTTAGAATTGATGAAACCGGGCTTGGCGGATCTGGGGTTGTAGACCCATTAAGGGAGCAAGGTTGGCAAGTTGCGGGGGTTCATAACGGATCAAGATCTACCATGCCGGATGACTATTCGAACTTGGGGGCCGAGCTTTGGATGGAAGATGCTAAGAGCGCAATACTTTCTTGTGAGATGATAAAAGATGAAATTCTTGCGAATCAATTAGAAACAAGGCAGTATAAGTTCACGGGAAAATCCCGACAAAGGAGATTGTACACAAAAGATGAAATGAGACGAAGCGGAATGGGATCGCCAGATAGGGCAGATGCATTTGTTTTAGCTTTTGCAGATTCTGCGAAAATTGGAATCGGAGAAGCTGAGCTTCGTAATACCATTACATTTATGTAGCTATGTTTGAAAGAGTAAAAAGAGTACTGGGGATAAACCAAAGGGAATCCAGGAATGGCTTTGACTTTGAGTCGAGAGGCACAAATGCGGCCATAGTCCAGGCATTTCTTAGGGGGGAAGATATTCCAGATGCGACTCACTTTGGGTTAAGAATGAATGACCCCTATTGTCAGAGCGTATCTGTGTTTAGGTGTGTTAATGTTATATCTTCAACCCTAAGTCAGGTTCCTGTCTCATTAAAAAGAAATGGCAAAGATATTTCAGGTCCATACCGAGACTTATTTTATAAGCCAAATAAGCTGATGAACTTAGAGGAAATGATTGAGGCAATAATTGTTCAGATGCTAACTCATGGTAACGCCTTCCTTTTTATCGACGACCCTGATTCTAGGGGGATCCCAAGAGCCCTTTTCCCACTCCCGCCTCATTGTATATCCCCGAAGAGAGGTAAGAAGAGCTATCACCTAGATAGTTGGCTAATGGAGTCTGGTCCTAAGGAAGCGATTGAAATTCCAACAGACAGGATAGTACATTTTAAATATGCGAGCCACCCCAATGACCCAATAGTTGGCGTTGGTCCTCTCGTTTCAGGGATGTTGGCTATCGAGACGGACAATCTAGCTGCCGTTTACAATAGGTCAATGCTTAGAAACGGAGGCATGCCTTCTGGAATATTGAGCTACAAGGGCGTGGGAAGATTGACGGAAGAGATGAAAGAAGAGATTCGCCATAATTGGTACAAGACTTATGGCGGTCCAAGAAATGCGTCCAGGCTTGCTGTCACTAATGCGGATTGGAGCTGGCAGCAAACTGGTGCGAGCCAGAAGGATATGGATTTCATCGAGGCTCGCAGGTGGAATATGTCCGATATATCAAGAGCATTTAACGTACCGCTATTATATCTAAATGAAGAGTCGAACTTTGGAGCGCAAGCAGTTCGCGTTCAAAGAAAAGTTTTCTACGAAGACAATCTTATTCCTCTTGCGAGAAAGCTTGGCAATAAATTTACGGAGGGCGTGCTTGGTGGTGAGAATAAAAATGGAACTTTCTCTTTTGACTTTTCAGATGTTGCAATCCTTAGAGACGATTATGATGCTAGGGTGGACGCTGGGGTTAAACTTGCAAAGATGGGATTTAGTATAAATCAAATAAATGAAAATTTGGGATTGGGGATGAAGGCCGAGCCATGGGGCGACGATCACATGGTTCCGATCAACATGGTTCCAGTTCAGGATGTAGTAGATCACGAGGTAATTGTTCCAAGCGGGGGCTATGGTTCACAGTCTTTGGAGGAAAAAGATCCAGCAACTAAAGAAGATGAGGGAACATCTCTCGAAATAGAAGAAAAAGAAGCAGCCCAACATATTCCTCAGAAACTTAGAAATGGATTTTATAGATCGTTTCAATCACCATCAGGTCTTTCTGAGAGATGCAACAACAGACTAAGAAGAAAACTATTAGGACTGAGATCTAGGGTTTTATCAGCCATTAACCCAGAAGGCATAGACTTCGATGGCATAGATGAGGCAGTTTCAGAGTTAGATATAGCAGAAGAAATAATGCCATTTCTATTAGGTGCATATGTCGAAGGTGCAAAGTTTGGCATTGTAGAGAAAGGGGAAGAGGAAAATTCCGCAAGCCTCAATGGAGAAAGAGAATCGAACTACATAATAGAAAGCGCCGCATTATATTGCGAAGGAAGACATGATGATTTATCTGTTATATCTAACGATATAGGAATGTTAGTATCTCAGGATTTGCTTGATGGATTAAATTGCGGAGAAAAAACCTCAGATCTGAAGTGCAGGGTTAGAAACATATTTAATGTTGCAATAAGAAGTGCATATGAGCTTTCAGGAGAAGAAGTTTTCAACAGCTTTGAGACTGCGAGGTCCTCTCTTTTGGATACAAATCGGGCTTCTAAATGCGCAACGACCGAGCATTCTAGTGGGTTGATTTGCGAAAATAAAGAATGACATTTCCATGTATAGGGATGCAAATAAATGATTCATGTCCTTACGCTTGTTTCATCAAGTTTTTTCAATAATAATAAACATTAAATTTCCTTTTGGGAGCGTGACAACTATGAAGAAAACAGAACTTAATTCTAAAATAACAACTAGCGGAGAAGGCACCGAGCCGGGTGAATTGGAGAAGAGAAGGTGGGATACCCTTTCTCGATTTGGTCTGGATCGTCCTTCGGGATCTCTTGGGAGAGACTTAGAAGAAGACAAGAAAATTCTTCTTCAAAGAGGAGTTAGGATAAGGGAGACGGTAGTCGAGAAGGATATGGGCGAGGGTGTTATTCAGTTTATCGCCTGTACAGACGGCGTTAAAAGGGATGGGAATAGAGTTCGGAATGACGGATGGTCATTTACTAACTTTGAGAAAAACCCTCAGTTTCTCTGGTGTCACGATTACCATTCTCTTCCAATTGGAAAGCATATTAAGTGGGAAATTGCCAAGGATGGCGATGAGTCGGTTCTTCGTTTGTGGAGTCAATTTTGTAGTGCCGATCTTTATCCTTTCGCGGATAAGGTTAGGCAGATGTATCAGGGCGGATTCCTTCGTGCAGGGTCTGTGGGTTGGATTCCTCTGGAGTGGGAACCTTTAAAGGACGAAGAAGGGCGAACTGTTGGATTTGATTTTACCAGGAATGAGCTTCTCGAGTTTTCGGCGGTTCCTGTTCCTAGCGACCCTGATGCGATTGTTGAGGCTGTTCAAAGAGGAGTGGTTAACTCGGAAGATGTTGAGAGTTTTATGAGGTCTGGCCTTATGGAACCACAGCAGGGTGGGTTGTTTTACACCCTGTCCTATCGAGATGCAGATTCTGATATTTGCGCCCAGGAGAGTCTTGAGGTTGAGACCACGGAGAGTGAAGGAACCGAAGAGGTCGATGAACTGCTAGACGGATTAACAGGTTTCTCGGAAGAGGAAATTAACTGCCCGGGAGAGGCGGATCAGGGTGAAGTTTCAATCGAAGAAGAGACTCGGGAGATTGAGACGGATCATAGTGAAGTTTCAATCGAAGAAGAGGTTCGAGAGATTGAGGAGGACCAGGGACTATCAAGTGAGTTAAATATAGAAACTGGTATTGAGGATGAATCCGATGTTGAATCTGAAGAAGATTTAGAACTAGAATATCGGGCAGAGGGCGATGAGATGGAAGAAGCATATGCAAATGCGCAAAAGCTTGTTACGACGATCCAGGAGGCGAGCAGTCAATTTGCTGATTCTATTATTGCAGCTGTAATGGCGGCCCTTGGCGAAAGTGGCGATAGGGCAAATGAGTCAGAATCCAGAGAGTCCGAAGAAATTGACAACATCGAAACTCCAGTGTCGGTTGATATTGATCCCGAAGTCATTGATCCTGACCTCGTTGAGGAGATAATCACTCAGTCCTTACAGGATGGAATTGCTATGTCCCGCGTGGGGGCTAAGGTTTCGAAGCGAATGAAGGATCGGCTTTGTCGCTGCCGAGATATGTTGATTGAGGTTACCGACTCCATCAATGAAATAATGGATGAAGAAAAATCAGATGACAAAGACGACGACAATATGTCGAAAGATCTTGAAGTCGCCAATGTTGAATCGTCTGAATCGGCATCTCATGAAGTCGAGGAAAGCGAAGAGGAGAATGCTGAAGCAAAGAATGAAGGCATTGACATATTATCCTCGTTGCGATCCATTCAAGATGCGCTCGGGTTGTTAACAGATGAACACAGACAATGCGAGGATGACAATAATTCGGATTCGGATTCGGATTCGACTGACGAATCTATGAGTAAAATATTGCAGAGAATTAAATCCTTGAGGGATGAAATTGGCAATATGGAAAATGACAATTCAGCTCCAGAATCAGGAATGGAGCCCAAGTCTGATTATGTTCGTGGTATTTTAGAAAAGATACGAGGTAAAGATTAGCTTTACAAATGTTTCAATAGATGATAAATATTTGATAAGCGTTGCGCAGTGGCCTATTGGCATCATTGCATA